GAAAAGGTTGCAGGTCTGCTCAAGTATTGTATCAAGCATCAACACTGGAGCATCTTTGAGCAAGCACACATGACTCTGGAGATCAACACCACCAGGGCAATCGCAGCTCAAATTTTGCGTCACCGCTCGTTTACATTTCAAGAGTTTTCCCAACGCTATGCAGATTCCTCTCTGCTTGGTGATGAGATTCCTCTGCCCCAACTGCGTCGTCAGGATACTACCAACCGTCAGAAGAGTATCGATGACCTTGACCCATTCATCAAACAGAAGTTTGAAATCTGGATGCAGTATCACTTCAAGCAGACCATGGATGTCTACAAGGAGATGCTGGATGCAGGCGTGGCAAAGGAGTGTGCTCGCATGATCCTGCCTATGGCAGTGCCCACCAGAATCTACATGACGGGATCTGTGCGTTCATGGATGCATTATATTGACCTTCGCTGCGGTCATGGCACCCAGGAGGAGCACCAGCAGGTTGCAGAGCTTGCTAAGCAGCATTTCATCTGCCAGTTTCCAACCATCTCAGAGGCGCTTGGATGGTGCCCTGAGGGCGATTGTGGATGCTCCCAGCACCTTGACGAGTGTAACTGCTTACAACCATCATTGAGGATCGATTGATGCCCACTTACCCAGTAATAAATAAAACCACAGGAGAGAAACAAACTCTCCACATGAGTATGAAAGAATACGAAACCTGGCGGGCAGAAAATCCTGACTGGGATAAGGACTGGATGGAAGGTGTCGGTGGGGTAACCTACGGTGCTCCCAAACAATCTGACGGATTCAAAGAAGTGATGTCAAAAGTACAAAAAGCACATCCCCGTGCAAATCTGAGTCGGTTTACTTAAACTATGGCAAGAGCAAGAAAGCGTAATAATGGTGGTCCTCCAGTTCCCCCAGGTATGTCTGCTAAACAGATCAAAAGAAAGAAACCAATTGATAGATCCTATATGGTACCTATCAATCCTCTTACTCCCAACCAAGAGACTGTCTTTGAGCAGTATGGTTTAGGGCAAAACCTCCTACTTCATGGTGCAGCAGGCACTGGTAAGACTTTCATCACACTTTATCTTGCATTGCAAGAAGTGCTTGACGAAAACACTCCTTACGATAAAATCTATATCGTAAGATCACTTGTGCCTACTCGTGAGATTGGTTTCCTTCCTGGTGATCATGAAGATAAGTCGGCGCTCTATCAGATTCCATACAAAAACATGGTAAGATACATGTTTAGTATGCCTGATGACAATTCATTTGACATGCTTTATGACAACCTCCGAGCGCAAGAGACTATTTCTTTTTGGTCTACTAGTTTTATCCGTGGCGTCACTCTCGATAACGCTATTGTTATCGTCGATGAATTCTCTAACCTCAACTTCCACGAGCTTGACTCGATGATCACCCGTATTGGTGAAGATTCTAAGATCATGTTTTGTGGTGACATTACTCAGTCTGATCTTGTCAAAGAAAACGAGAGAACTGGGATTGCAGACTTCATTAAAATTGTCCAAAACATGCGAGAGTTTACTTGTGTGGAATTTGGTATCGAAGATATTGTTAGATCTGGTCTTGTTAAATCTTATCTTCTCAGCAAATACAATCTTGGTTTCTAATGTTTAATTTTATTAATGTTGATGTCAATGAAATTGATGTCGAACCAGTGAATGAAAATGGTGTGAGATTTTATCCCATCCCTGGTGCAGATAAATATTATCCGAGTGTTACCTCGGTCACATCGTTTAAGAACGCACAGTTTTTTGCCGAATGGCGAAACAAAATAGGTGAGCAAGAGGCTAATCGTATTACTGCTAGAGCAACACAGAGAGGTACTGCATTCCATAGCATTACTGAAGATTATTTCAAAGGTCAATTAAATCTTGACAAATACTTGGAAAATAATCCATTATCTGTTAGAATGTTTCAGTCGGCAAAGACCGATCTAAATCGTATTAATAATATACACTGCCTAGAAACATTTCTATATTCTCATTACCTAGGTCTTGCTGGTCGCGTAGATTGCATTGCCGAATTTGATGGTGAATTAGCAGTAGTCGATTTTAAAACCTCAACAAAAGAAAAAAGCGAAGCACATATTGAGCACTACTTTGTGCAAGAAACTGCATACGCTGCCATGTTTTTAGAAAGGACAGGTATTGAGGTAAAGAAAATTGTCACACTTATCGCGGTTGAAGACGGATCTATTCAAGTGTTTCAGAAGTACAATCTTGATGACTATTTACAATTACTTAAATCCTATATCGAAGAGTTTGCAAATGCCAAAGGATAATCCTGAGGAAAAGTTTATGACACCAACAAAATTCTCGATGGAAATCGAGCGGTTGGTGAAAACTAGCAATGGTCTCATCACTTACATTGAGGCAGTAGTAACTTTCTGCCAAGAAAATGAAATTGAAATTGATACTGTTCCTAAGTTACTTTCTAAACCTCTAAAGGAAAGACTTCGACATGAAGCACAACGATTCAACTATATGAAACAGACATCTAAAGGAGTGTTGCCACTGTGACAGGATTTGAAGTGTATAAAATGTATCTAGCATTAAAAAATCACTTCACCAAACTAGATTATGATTATGTAAAATACAACGGAAAAACTCGTGCGAGCGAGAAGTCCTTTGAGGGACGAAATGATGTTTATTTTTTCAAAAAACTAGCAACAAAGTATTCTGGTGAGTCTATGCTAGAGTATTTTGTTGCTAATTTCATTAATGATCCTAAAGGATATCTACGCAATTTTAATGCAGATATCTATACCAAGTGGAAGATCCATCAAGAGTCTTTTACTTATAAATTTAAACAAGATATTGATCTACTATTGGATGATGTTGGATTTCCATATGAAGAAAACTTTGATAAATTATTCAAAGCACAAAATGGAAAGCATCCTATTCTGTTAAAAAGATATTATGCTAGTGAAATTAACTTAGAAACACTAGTTGTTTTTGACCACTGCCTTGGATATGTAAAACGAATTGATCAGATTTTGACAGATCCTATGTGGAAAGATACGAAATTAAAGATAACAAAGTATCAACCTTTTTTACAGATTGACTGCAAAAAGTATAAGAAGATCATATTAGAAACTGTCAGGGCAAAGTTATGAGTCAATTTTTTAAGTCAGAGCAAGTACAAACCGATTTGCATTCGATTTTTGAAACCTATCAAGAAATTGCAAACAAGACATCACGACTTCCAACCATGTCACAAAAAGAAAAGTTGGAGCACATTACAGAGTGTAAGGGTCTGATTGATAAACAAAAGACTTTCTACACACGTCTGTCTCTTGCTGCATGTGATGATCCTGAAGCGGCGGATATGAAAATTAGAATCAATGCTCTTTGTAATGCCTTTGGTTATCAGACACTCCCTGAGTGTATGGACGCTATGATCCAGACACTTGAGCAAGCGGCACAAAGGGAGATTGACCGCGACTAAATAATGTGCTACGATAACCCAGTAGCAAACACACACAACTACACACAACAAATACGGAGAATACGATTATGTCTTTTGCATCTCTTAAGAAAGCGTCTGCCGCTGGCAACTCGCTGGCAAAACTGACCAAAGAGATCGAAAAAATTAACCAACCCCAGGCAGCAAGTGGTCCTGATGATCGTCTGTGGAAACCTGAGTTGGATAAATCTGGTAACGGTTACGCTGTAATTCGTTTCCTTCCTGCTCCTGATGGAGAGGATATGCCTTGGGCAAAGATCTGGTCTCATGCCTTTAAGGGTCCTGGTGGTCAATGGTATATTGAAAACTCTCTCACCACCATTGGTAAGGATGACCCTGTTGGTGAGATGAATCGCCAACTGTGGAATAGTGGATCTGATCGAGACAAGGAAGTTGCTCGTGCTCAGAAGCGTAAACTGTCTTACTACAGCAACATCTATGTTGTGAGTGATCCTGCTCACCCCGAGAATGAAGGTAAGGTCTTTCTTTACAAGTATGGTAAGAAGATCTTTGACAAATTGGTTGAAGCAATGCAACCTGCATTTGCCGACGAGACTCCTCTTGATCCTTTCAACTTTTGGACTGGTGCTGACTTCAAACTGAAGATTCGCAAGGTCGATGGTTATTGGAATTATGACAAGTCGGAGTTTGCATCTCCTGGCACCCTGGAAGATCTGTCTGATGACCGTTTGGAAGCAATCTGGAAGCAAGCATACTCTCTTGCAGAGTTTGAAGATCCCAAAAACTTCAAGACCTATGAGCAACTTCAGCAGCGTTTGAATCTGGTGCTCGGCACTGCTCCTGCTCCTTCTCGCCCCACCTTTAACGAAGAGGAAGAGGAAGTCATTGCTAAACCCATGCCTTCCGAGTCATGGGGTCGTGAAGTGAATGAATTTCGTGAGAAGGCAGTCGCTGCTTCTCCTGTAGCAGATGACGAAGATGATGCCCTGTCCTATTTTGCTCGCCTTGCTGAGGAAGACTGATGAAAATCGCACTCGCTACAATGATGCTACTCTCTGCTCTGCCTGTTAGTGCAGAGAGCATTGGTGATCGAAGCAATCGCCAAGCATATGAATCTCAGGGAGGTTATGCTCGTGAGGAAAAGTGTTATCGAAATGAATATCGTGAAGAGTACATTCCTGGCACGTCAAACTCTCCTGGATATGTGAAGTCATATCGAGAGCGAGTTAAAGTTCCTTGTAACAACCATACTTATCATCGTAATCACCATCAACAACAAAAAAATGTTGATGATAACTCCTGCATTGAAGGAAGTATCCTAGGTGGTATCTTAGGCGGCGGAGCAGGCGCTGCTGCTTCTAGAGGTGATGGACGTTATTGGGCAATTCCTCTAGGTATTGTAGGCGGTGCCCTAGTTGGATGTCAAATTGATGGTGGGTGACCCCCAAACCAAAATCGACCTTAGATTCCCAAAAAGGCGGAAAAAAAATTCCGCCAAAAAATGGGTCTCTAAGGTTTTTTAGTATCCGCTATTCGACGAAGATGTGGTAGTGCTTGATGAAGTGCCAGAAGTTGTTCCAGAAACTTCGCTGGATGCTGAGTTAATAGTTGTTACTGTGCTAGTAGCACTTCCTGATGTTGGACCGTAATCAAAACTTGTAACTTCTTGACCAACATTACTAGAATTTGATTGTGCAGTAACTCTATATGAGGATCTATCGATAAATTTAGCAGCACTTGAAATTGGAGTTTTCTTAATACCAGTTTCATCTAATTCATCGTGTGGAGTATAGTCAACCAGTCGTTTAAATTCTGAGGTAAAGAAGTCAATCAATCTAGAAGTTGGTAGAGCAATCAGTCTTTTCTTTTCATTTAGATAAATCTCATGCTCCGAGTTTGTCACTGGATAAATTGATTGCTCTTTTGTCAAAACATCACCGTTTGGCAAAGTTACTCTAAATGAGTCATTGACTTCTATCCCTTCATTCATGAATACTTGACCTAGGTATAAAACTTTTTGAGTTTCCCAGTGATGTATACCTTCTGTATTTCCGTAGGTTGTTTTGATGTATTCATTTAACGTATTGGAGTCTTTTGGCCATTCGTCATAGATATCAATAATATTATTTGAAATTAAAATAATCCAATCTAACTCAGGATCACCATATAATTGCTCTGCCAATAAATCTGGTCTCATTCCATCTGGTACATAATATGATTCAAAAGCAGTTGAGTATTGTGATAGTTTTTCTTCAAGAATAACTCTTCTAAAAATATTTTTTACAAGACGATAATAAAGTATTTCGTCGGGTCCTTCTAACGCAACGTAGGTATCTGGTAAATTTGAAAAATACGATGCCATGTTTAAAAACCTGCTATTGCGTCTTTTTGGGTAAGAATTCTAGTTTCACCAAACTGTAAACTAATTTCAACTGCAGGAACTAGCAATTGCTTTGGTCCTGTCGTTGCGTCATCACTTAGATCAGCAATTGCATCTTTAAATGAAACATACTGACCATCTGGAGTGTAGTTTACACTTAAACTCGTGCATACACAAGGTTGGAATTTGTAGTGTGGTAACTTTGTGATGGTATCGGATGCTGGATCTAATCTTACAAATTCTAATAAGAATCTATCGGGTACTTGTAAATACGCTCCTTTTTGAGAAGCTTCTGGAAGTGAAATTGAGTTGGTATTGGTAGCACTTCCACTGTCAGTGCTATCGCTATTATCTGCGTTTTGCGTTGTTGCGCCAATGATATTGTTTAGTGCCTTTTCAATGCCTTTAAGGTCTGCTTCTCCGTATTTTGGTAAAGTGCCAATCTTTAAGTATGTGATAATTCCTAAAATTTGCGCTGCTTCGCTTTTATTGCGAGCAAACATTTTGAAGTTAAAACTATGGTTTCTAAAACTAACACCATTAAATACCTGCTCGGTAAATGGATTCATTACTTGACCTGTGGTCATTTGTTGAAGAACTTGACCACTGCCTGCACCGTTAGACAAACTCAGTGAATTTGAAATATCTCCCAAAATACCTGCACCTTTATTGAATGCAAATTCGGGTAATGCCGCAGCTGCGGCAGATTTCAATTGATTTCTGATTTGCTCTCCATTAAAAGATCCTGATTGGGATCCTTGTAGTGCCTGACCTACTAATTGACTAGATAATACACCTGCTATTCCCATTCCAACGGCACTAAAATCTGCATTATATGAAGTTGACAGTGATGGTGGCATTGCCAAATAGCACACGGTAGGATCTAATACTACCGCAACATTATTGTTTGGTAGATTCATTCCACCATAACCAGTTGGATTTTTTGTGTAATCTACCCGAAATCTCTGGATTTTTATGTAATCTATACGACCAGTTGGAGCATCTGACCCCTCTAGATAATTTCCAGAGACTGGCTCTTTTAATGGGTATCGTAGTACAGTTGCCACCTAAATAGTTTTATGTCAATACAATGTTATTTATGAGGTATCAGGGACGCTATACGCCATCCTTCCCTCGCAAATATAAAGGCGACTCTAAGAATATTATTTATAGATCATCGTGGGAGTATAAATTTATGAAATGGTGTGACATCACACCATCTGTTGAAGAATGGGGTAGTGAAGAGATTATTATTCCGTATGTTTCTCCAGTTGACGGAAAAAAACATCGATATTTTCCTGATTTTTATGTAAAAATTGGAAGAAAAAAATATCTAGTTGAGGTGAAACCACTTAGACAAACTAAAGAGCCAAAAACTCAAAAGAGGATTACCAAACGTTATATTAATGAAGTTGTAACCTGGAGCGTAAATCAAGCAAAATGGAAAGCAGCAACGGAATTTTGTGAAGATAATGGTTGGGAATTTATGTTAATTACCGAGAAAGAATTAAAGGTCTAAGATATGAGTTTTAATCGATCACAAATTGGGGCTCCTAGAACTAGGTTATCGGAATTCTATGCTTGGTCAAAGGGAAATGATAATCACCCCAGCACCAATAATAGGTGGAGCATCTCTTTTGCTACTCCAAATATCTTTAAAAGTGGAAAATATCTAAGTGCTGCGAGATATTTTTTAGAAACGGGTGAAAACAGAGATATGCTTAATTATTATGCGGATAATGTGCAACTCCCTAGCAAACAAGTAACAACTGGATCTGTAACTAATGTTGGATCCACATATAACTATGCGACATCTTCGACATTTAGTCAGATTAGCATAGACTTTATTATGCCAAGAAGTCATAAAACAAGAATGATTTTTGAAAAGTGGATTAGTCTCATGTCTAGTGATTCTAATCAATACACTGATTATTATGATGATTATGTTTGTCCCAATCTCGTAATCTATAAATGGGAGAGAGGTGGTGGAGCAGAATTTAGTATTCCTGAAGACTTTAAAAAAATTCTAAGGTCACTGGGTATTAGTGAAGATGATATTGCAAAATATAAGGATGATCAATTAGTCGGAGTTTACGACGTTAGAAATGCTTTTCCTTATAATATTTCTGGGTCTGCACTATCAAATAATAATGCTGGTTTAACCACAATGAATGTACAATTTTATTATGAGAGATATAGGTTCTATGGTCAACCGAAGTTTGAAGATGAGGGTAGAGCATCTCTTGCACCAGGACAATCTCCAGCTTCTTCTGACATAACATTCCAGCAGATCTAATAAATAAAATTACTGAATTGATCTTTCTATGGCATTACCTAAGTTAAATGTACCCTCATATAATTGCAAATTGCCTTCTGATGGCACTCGTGTAAAATTTAGACCATTTTTGGTAAAAGAAGAAAAACTTCTTTTTCTTGCAATGCAAAGTGGTGAGCAGTCTGATATGATGGATGCTGTAAAAACAATCATCGTCCAGTGTACTGATATTAAAAATGTTGATAAACTAGCAACATTTGATATTGAATATCTTTTCTTGCAAATTCGCACGAGATCTGTTGGTGAAAGTGTAGAGGTGCAAATTACTTGTCCTGATGATGATGAGACAGTTGTTAAAACTTCTATTCCTCTGGATGAAATTCAAGTATCTAAGGATCCAAAACATAATAGAGAATTGAAACTTGATGATGAGACTATTCTTACAATGGGATATCCAAGTCTTGATATGTTTATTAAAATGAATTTTGATACTGTTGGAGAAAATCCTTTAGAACAAGTATTTGAATTGGCAGCAACTTGTGCTGAGACTATTGCAGATAAAAATCAAGTGTATCCTTGCAAAGATTATTCTAAGAAGGAGATGGTTGAATTTTTTGAGGGCATGAATACAAAACAATTCCAAATGGTGCAAGACTTCTTTGATACCATGCCAAAACTTAAATATGAGGCAACAGTCATCAATCCAAATACTAAAAAAGAAAATAAAGTTGTCTTAGAAGGACTTGCTGCTTTTTTCGAGTAGCCCTTCTACATAATAATCTTCGCAATTATTATGAATCTAATTTTGCTTTGATGCACCACCACAAATGGAATATGGAATACATAGACCATCTGATGCCTTGGGAAAAGGAAATCTACGTTAATTTACTATTACAGTATCTCAAGGAAGAAGAACAACGTTACAAGGAGCAGCAGCGTGGCTAAAATCAAAGCATATAAATTTGTAAGCACGGGAGCTTTAAAGTCAAGCTCCTTTGCTCCAGTTCGTGCTTCGATTGCTCCCATTAAGGCACTAAATTCTGTAGGAAAATCTGTAGAAGGGATTGGAAACGTTGTTAGTGACGTAGTTGGCATTAACAAAGGAATACTAGGTGCGTTTGCAAAAATTGCTGAAACCCAAAGAAAACAATTAAGATTACAAAGAGATGCTGCTGCTGAGCAGAGACAGGAAAAAGCAGCACTAAAGGTTAAAAGTACACAAAAAACTGTAGGAAGAAAAACCAAGAAGAAGATAAAGAAGGGATTTATTGATGGTTTAGTTGATAGAATCCTAGGAGGATTGCTGCCTTTTGCTGGTCCCATGAGCGCATGGTTTACTATGCTCGCGGGAGTTTTAGCAGCAAGAGGTGCTTTTGATCTTCTTACTGATGAGAAAAAGCGAGAGAAATTTTTAGAAACATTTGAGAAGGCAAAGTGTGTCTTCGGTAAGATCTTTGATTTTATCAAAGATCGTGTGATGAATGTATGGGATGGATGGCAGAAGTTAACTGGTGAAGACAGCTCTTTTATTGATAGACTCACTGGACTTGGTGAAGTTCTTACTGGAATTGCAGGATTACTATTAGCATTCAATCCACTAGGTATCCTTGGTTTCTTATTTGATACCTTAGCAGGTATTGGTGATGATCCAGATCTTAAGAAGAAGAAAACTGACGAGCCAGAAGGCAGTAAGAAGAAAGGAGCAGACGCAGACGCTGACGGTAAAGCAAAGCAACCAACTCCAGAGTTGGATGCTGATGGCAATCCAAAGAAAGCTACAACTCCTGGAGGACAACCACCACCCAAGAAGAAGAATTTTTTTCAAAGATTTCTTGATGATAAAATTGCCCAGGCAGATGCGCTTCGTAAGAAGCTCATGGCAGAGGCATCTTCAAAGTTTGGTCTTGTTGATGAATGGGCAAAAAAACAGTATGCAGGTCTCTCTGAAGCAGTAAGAAAGCAGTGGGAAAATCTTACTAAACTTTGAAGTCGAATTCAAAAAAGGGCAACTGCAATTGGTAGTGCCATTGGTAACAAGGTTGGTGATACTGCTAAGTATCTGAAGGATGGTATTGGTGCGATGGCAGCAAAAGCCAAAGCAGCAGTACTGGAAAAAATTCTTAATCCTCTTGGTGA